CGATCCTGCCCTGCCCGATGTCCGATCCTGCCCTGCCCGATGTCCGATCCTGCCCTGCCCGATGTCCGATCCTGCCCTGCCCGATGTCCGATCCTGCCCTGCCCGATGTCCGATCCTGCCCTGCCCGGTGGCCGATCCTGCCCTGCCCGATGTCCGATCCTGCCCTGCCTGGTGGCCGATCCGGTGGCCGCGATCCCCCGCCCGCGCGCCCCGATCCGCCGGCCGCGACCCGCGGTCCGCGTGTCTAGGGGCCCCTATGGCAATTGAGGCTAAACGGTCCGTAAGCCGCTGTTTTCGCTACGTTTTCCGCGGACCGGGGGCGGGGCCGGTGGCAACGAGCGCATGGACCATGTTCGTCGCTAACAATCCTAATTTTTTTTCGTTTGAGAATTGTTTCACGTGAAACATTAACCGCGGTCCGCGACGATTGGTTTTGTGATCACAAACCGTGCCCTTCTGATATTTTTTCGTGCAAAATCTGGGTGAGGGGCGGTTTTTGGCCCGCGATCCGCGGATTTGTGATCACAAATGCTGTTTGGGTCCCCTGGGCCCCCTAAAATATATATTTTTGAAACCTATGGAGGGGCTTGTTTTTGGGCGTATGGGGGGTGTAGTTTAGGCATCGCATATTATCTCATAAAACAGAGGCTGTTTTGTGATCACAAAATGTGCTAGGTTGCGCAGCGGTAAAAAGGGGTTGACGTCCATGGACACAGACAACGCAAACGACAAGCTTCTGAAGCTGCAGCTTCGTCTGGCGCAGTTGGAGAAGAAGGACCGGTGCCAAGATGATTTTCTGACATTTGTGAAGAATGTCTGGCCTGAATTTATCGCGGGCAACCACCATCGGATTATTGCTGACAAATTGGAGAGGGTGGCGAATGGCGAATTAAAGCGTCTGATTATCAATATGCCGCCGCGTCATACGAAATCGGAGTTTGCGAGTTTCTTGTTTCCGGCGTGGTTTATGGGAAAGTTTCCGAATAAGAAAATAATTCAGGCGACGCACACGACGGAATTGGCGGTCAGCTTTGGTCGAAAGACGAAGAACTTAATTGAGCGAGAAGATTACGCGGATGTGTTTTCTGTAAAGCTTGCGGCGGATTCGAAAGCGTCTGGTCGGTGGGACACGGACCGCGGGGGAATGTATTACGCTGTTGGTGTTGGATCGAACTTGGCGGGCCGCGGCGGGGATTTGATTATTATCGACGACCCTCATTCGGAGCAGACGCTGATGTCGAACACGGGGTTTGACGATGCTTGGGATTGGTACACGGGTGGTCCGCGACAGCGTTTGCAGCCTGGGGGCGCGATTGTTGTGGTTATGACCCGCTGGTCAGAGAAAGACTTGACGGGTCAGTTGATTCGGGCGCAGGCCCGTGATCCGTTGGCCGATCAGTGGGAGGTGGTCGAGCTTCCTGCGATCATGCCGAGCGGGAAATCGTGTTGGCCGGAGTATTGGCCGATTGGCGATTTGGAGCGGGTCAAGGCTTCGATCCCGCCGAGCAAGTGGAACGCGCAGTATCAGCAGAACCCGACGGGTGACGAGACTTCGATTTTGAAGCGCGAGTGGTGGCGTGTGTGGGAGAAGGACAAGATACCGCCTTTGGAGTATGTCATCCAGAGCTACGACACGGCGTTCTCGAAGCGGCAGACTGCGGACTATTCTGCGATCACGACGTGGGGGGTCTTTCGGATGGACGAGGGCGGGCCGCCTGGTTTGTTGCTGTTGGACGCCAAGAAGGGGCGCTGGGATTTTCCGGAGTTGAAGCGTGTGGCGTGGGAGAACTTCCAGTTTTGGGAACCGGAGACGGTGATCATCGAGGCCAAGGCTACGGGCACGCCTTTGACGCAGGAGCTGCGCAACATGGGGATTCCTGTTGTCAACTTCACGCCGAGCCGTGGGAACGACAAGGTCAGTCGGGCGCACAGCATTGCGCCTTTGTTTGAGGCGGGGATGGTGTGGGCGCCTGACGAGCAGTGGGCTTTGGATGTGATCGAGGAGTGCGCGGCGTTCCCGAACGGGGAACACGACGATTTTGTTGACAGCACCACGCAGGCGATGATGCGGTATCGGCAGGGCAATTTTGTCAGTTTGCCGACGGATGATTGGTCCGTGGACGACGACGAGAGCCCGAGGATACGCGCGTATTATGGGTAGTTCCGTTGGCCGCGAAGCTATGGTATGGTTTGAGGAACCGCGGCCAAGGGCTTTTGCATGTCCACCCTTTTCGATCTTTCTCCGGACGAGTTCTTGTTCACTTTGGACGAGTTTGGCTATGAGCCTGCTCGCCGGCAGGAGCTGATTGAGGGGTACAATACTGCTTTTGCGGCGCGCAATGCGCGGCCTCCTGTCCCGCAGGATCGTGCTTTGAGCCGCGATGAGAGCTTTTTTGAGAACGCTCGTCGCTTGGGCTACTCTGCCTTGGACAACATTGTCGGGTTTGACGACGGGTATGGCACGGCGGGCGAGCGGCTGGGTCAGGGGGTTAGCGGGGCGATTGACGCTGTGCGGTCGGACCCGAGGGCTGTGCTGGGGATGATGGCGGAGGGGTTTCAGGACGCTTATCGCGGGGCGTCGACGATGCCGTCTTTGGATCAGATACGGGCGGGCGAGGCGCCGGGGGCATTGGATGCTTTGTCTTTGGCGGCGATTCCTGCTGCGCCGGCGCTTCGCGCTTCGCGGGCCGCGAACGTCCTTTCGGCTAACCCAATGGGTCAGGGTATAACCAGCGCTCTGGACGATTTTGCGCGGACGCGGGAGGCGATGCTGTCTGCGCCGAAAGAGACGTCTTTGGACGATTTGCTGCGGATATCTTCGGAAGCGGCGGAGGCGCGGGACCGCGCTGTTGCTGCGTTGTCGGAGTCGGGCACGGGTGTGCGGCTTTCGGACCCTGGCAGCGGCAGGTCTGTTGCTGTTTCTCCTGGGCTGAGCGGGGAAGAGGTTGGCAAGTTTCGTTTGACCTTTATCGACGAGGATCGCCAGCCGACCAATCATGTGGTTTACAATACGCGCGAAGAGGCTTTGACGGATGCTTTGCGGCAGGGATTTACGCAAGCCCCCGGTTCGCGGCCCACGGTCAGAAATTATCGAAACGGAGGAGAAGTGATGATGCAGCCCGAAGGCATTGGCAGCTTGAGCGAGACGGCGCGGGGCATGTTCCGCGGACCGCGGGGCATTGATGGTTTTGCGCAATTTATGAACGAGGGCGGCGAGGTCGTAGGATATGTGTCCTCGGACGTATTGCAGAGTCTGAGGGCCAAAATTATTGAAGAGTCTGGCGTGGACCCTTATGAGATCGCGCGCGAAGAGGGCATTGATCCGGAGTTGATGCTGCGTCTTATCCAGCAGGAAAGCAGCGGCAACCCGAATGCGCAGAGCGAGAAGGGCGCTTTTGGCTACATGCAGTTGATGCCTGGTACGGCGCGCGAGTTGGGCGTGGATCGCACCAATCCTGTTGAAAACATGCGCGGCGGCGCGCGATATTTACGCCAGCAGCTTGACGAGTTCCACACTGTGCCCCTGGCTTTGGCGGCGTACAATGCTGGCCCCACCGCAGTGGGTCGCAGCGGCGGGATTCCATCCTTCGGAGAGACGAGAAACTACGTTTCGCGAATTACGGGCATGCCGCTGGATGACCCCATATTTGATCAAACGCGGTCGCAAGCTGCGGCGGAATTGGGCGTCGTGCGCCCTGTTGCGCGGCCCGACCGGGGCGGTCAACCACAAGATTTTTCGCAGGACGACCAGATTTTGGCGCTTCTGTCACAAACTATGGCGCAGCGGCCGCCCGGAATGCCGGCTATGCCGCAGCAGGCTCCGATGCAGGAAAACCCGAATCCTTTGGAACAGTCGTTGCGTCCTATTGCGCGGCCCGCGGACCTTGCTGCGCCGCAGAGCCTTGCCCCGTTCGCGGTCCAGCCCCCGCCGGTGCTGCCTGGGGCGGTTTCGGTGCTGCCGGAATATTCTTTGCGGCCTGTCGCGCGTCCACAGCGCTAGTCAAGTTGCCTTTTGCATGATAAGTTGGCACAAATCTACGGTGTCTGACCGTTAGGAGGATTTTATGGCGCGAGCCCCGACTGCTTCTTTTGTTGAGCGCGAGAACGACGACCCGGACTTGGCGCAGGCTGAGATCGACCTTGATGTTGCAATGCCTGGCGCCTTGATGGCGTCACGGGTGCCTTTTGTTGAGGGCATCGACATTGTCGAAGAGGACGATGGCGGCGTCACGGTGGATTTTGACCCGCAGGACGAGGAAGGGGACGAAGGGGACTTCGGCCGGAACCTTGCTGAAGACTTGGACAACGGCGATTTGGGGTCCACGGCAAGCGATTTGATGGCGCAGTACGACAGCGCCAAGGAAAGCCGCGGCGACTGGGAGCAGGAATACAGCAAGGGCTTGGAGCTTTTGGGCTTCAATTACCAAGAGCGCACGCAGCCGTTCAAGGGCGCAACGGGCGTCACGCACCCGCTTTTGGCCGAGGCCGCGACGCAGTTTCAGGCGCAGGCGTTCAACGAGCTTTTGCCGGCAGAAGGCCCTGTCCGGACGCAGGTCATGGGCGAACTGACCAAAGAAAAGCAGGCGCAGAGCAAGCGCGTCAAAGATTTTATGAATTACTACCTGATGAACGAGGCAGAAGAGTACACGCCCGAGTTTGATCAGATGCTGTTTTACCTGCCGCTGGCGGGATCGACGTTCAAAAAGGTGTATTTTGACTCCAACCTTGATCGGGTGGTCAGCAAGTTTGTGCCTGCCGAGAACCTTGTGGTGCCTTATGACGCGTCGGACTTGGAGACGTCGCCTTTTGTTGCCCAAATTATCCGTATGCCGTGGAACGATGTCCGGAAAATGCAGGTTTCCGGCTTTTATCGGGACATTCCGCTGCATGCTTCGACGGCCAAGCAGGACGATATTGCTGAGGTAGAGGACAAGATTTCGGGCACTTCGGCGTCGATGATTGATTACGACATCACGTTGCTGGAGTTCCATGTTGATTTGGACCTTCCGGGCTACGAGGATATCGGTGAAGACGGGGAAGAGACAGGGATTCGCCTGCCTTACCTTGTGACGATTTGCGAGGACACCGGCGACGTGCTGTCGATCCGCCGCAACTACCGCGAGGACGATCCCAAGCGCAGCAAGATTGGGTATTTTGTCCACTACAAGTTCCTGCCGGGCTTCGGCTTTTACGGTCTGGGTCTGATCCACACCATCGGCGGTTTGTCGCGGACCGCGACTGCCGCTTTGCGGCAGTTGATTGACGCCGGCACGCTGTCGAACCTGCCAGCGGGTTTCAAGGCCCGCGGACTGCGGATCAGGGACAACGACGAGCCTTTGCAGCCGGGGGAGTTCCGCGACGTGGACAGCCCGGGCGGCGCGATCCGCGACAGTTTGATGCCTTTGCCGTTCAAGGGGCCGGATGGCACGCTGTTCCAGCTTTTGGGATTTGTGGTTCAAGCGGGCCAGCGGTTTGCCACGATCACTGATTTGAAAGTGGGCGACGGCAACCAGCAGGCTGCGGTTGGCACGACGATTGCTATGATGGAGCAGGGCGCGCGGGTGATGAGCGCTGTTCACAAGCGCATGCACTACGCAATGCGGCGGGAGTTCAAGCTTCTGGCGCGCGTGATGAAGGAATCGCTGCCGCAGGAATATCCTTATACGGTCGCTGGGGCCGATCAGACCATCATGGCGCAGGATTTTGACGACCGCGTGGACGTCATCCCTGTTTCTGACCCCAACATCTTCAGCCAGGCGCAGCGCATTGCTTTGGCACAGGCTCAGTTGCAGTTGGCGACGCAAGCGCCCGAAATGCACGATATGTACGAGGCATTGCACCGTATGTATGAGGCGCTCGGGGTGCGGGACATCGACAAAATCCTGAAGCCACAAGAAGAGCAAGAGGCGGCGCCGAAAGACCCGGCCACCGAAAACATCGACGCTCTGAACCAAGTGCAAATGCAGGCGTTTGAGGGCCAAAACCACGACGCCCACATCATGTCCCACCTGGTGTTTGGCGCTTCAGGTATTGTTGCGCAGGCTCCGATAATCGCAGTAGCCCTGCAAAAGCACGTCATGGACCATGTACGGCTTAAAGCCGTACAGACAGTCATGGAGCAAGTAACGCAAATGATGCAGGGCCAAGAAATCACGCCTGAAATCGACGTTCAGGTGCAGGCTCTGGTTGCTCAGCAGATCGCCGAAGACTTGCAGGCCCTGCGCGAGTTGAACTCCCAGATCACCGGCGAGGCCGGACAGCCTGATCCGTTGATCGCGCTGAAAGAGCAGGAGCTTCAAATGCGCGCACAAAAAGATCAGGCGCAGATTGCGATTGATCAGGGCGAGTTGACGCTGGCGCAGCAAAAAGCAGAGCAGCGCGCGCAGGAGCAGGCCCAGCGCATGCAGCAGACACGCGAATTGACAATGGTCAAATTGCAGGCAACAGCAGAGCGCGAACGCATGCGCGTTGCCGCGCAACTTCAAATGGCAAACCAAAGGAGACAGTGATGGACCGAAAAGTGAATTACATGGGCGCAGCCCCTGGCAAGACCGCCGCAGCCTCTAAAAAGGCCGTAATCGCGGGTCAGGGCAGCATCCCGTACAGCGATGTCAAGGATATTGCGACGCCCAACACCGCGAAAGGTTCGTCCACGACGGGTCAAAAGCGCGGTATGGGCGCGGCTTTGCGCGGCGGGAAGTTTTCGTCGAACTAAAAGCGCAGCCTAAAATGGCTGGTCACGCCATATACGATATGCTATATAATATCGCATGGAAGAACTAGACATAGTACAATTTGTGCAGCGCTCCATCAAGGAGCGCCGCACGATGGTTTTGGATACCCTTGAGAACAATGGTATCCGAACAATGGAGCAGTATCAGCTCTGCATGGGCGAATTAAACGCCCTCAATTTCGTAGCTCAGGAACTCTCGGGCCTGCTAGATAAACAGGAGCTCAAAAATGACTGAATCAGTCACATCTTCCATCGACATCTCGGCCGCGCAAGCGGCGATGGCGTCGATGTATGTCCCCCCAGAGGACAGGGTCTTGGACCCGACAAAAGCCGATCAATCCATTTTGGACCGCATGCCGCAGCCCACGGGCTGGCGTATGCTGATTTTGCCGTATCGCGGCAAATCCAAAACAGCCGGAGGGCTGCATCTTCCTGACAAGGTTGTCGAGGATGGGCAGCTCAGCACGGTTGTCGGATACGTGATGAAGCAGGGGCCGTTGTGCTACCAGGACGAAGCGAAGTTTCCCGCAGGTGCATGGTGCAAGACAGGCGACTGGGTAATTTTTGCGCGCTACGCGGGATCACGGTTCCGCATAGATGGCGGGGAAGTCCGTATCTTGAACGACGACGAAATCCTTGCCGTGATCGGCGATCCAGAAGACATTTTAAGCCTGTAAGGGGGACAAGACCATGAGTGCGACAGAAAACACGTTTGGGTCAGCGGATGACTTGGACATCGAAATGGACGAGCAAGAGGCTGCAGAAGTAGAAATTGCAGCGTCGGACGAAGACGTTTCCGACGACTCTTCTAACGAGCAAGAGGACTACCAAGGCGCCGCGCAAAAGCGCATCAATCGCCTGACCAAGAAAATGCGCGACGCCGAGCGCCGCGAACAGGAAGCCATTCGCTACGCGCAACAGGTGACGCAGGAGTCCCAGACGCTTCAGACGCGGATGAAGCAGCTCGACACCGGCTACATGCAAGAGTACGGCGGCCGGTTGGAGATTGAGACAAAGACCGCGGAAAGCGCCTTGAAGCGCGCGGTGGAAATGGGCGATTCTGACGGCGTCATCGAGAACCAGCGGCGCCTCAACCAGCTTTACTCTGCCGCGGAAAAGTATCGCGAGGCAAAGCGCGGGCAGGAGATGCGCGAGCAGCAGGCTGAGCAACAAGCCGCTCCGCAATATGCTCCACAGCAGCAATACGCCCCGCAGCAACAGCAGCAGCCGCAGCAACAGCAGATGGTTCGCCCTGACCCAAAAGCGGAGTCTTGGGCGGAGAAGAATACGTGGTTTGGCCAAGACGAGGCCATGACGTTTGCCGCCTTCGGGATACACAAAAAGCTCATCGAAGACGAAGGGTTTGACCCGCAGGCCGATGAGTACTATAGTGAGCTTGATCAGCGGCTACGAAAGCGCTTTCCACAAGAGTTTCCGTCGGCCCCTGCAAACGATTCGGGTTCCAGCCGCCGCCCCGTCCAGGCGGTAGCTGGTGTGTCCCGCACAAACGGTAATACGTCTGGACGCAGTAAAAAGGTTCGTCTCACCCCGACCGAAGTCGCCATTGCGAAAAAATTGGGTGTGCCGCTTGAAGAATACGCAAAATACGTGAAGAGGTAGGAAAATGACCGAAGAAACGAAGAACGATCGTTACGCTGGCATTGACCGTGCCCCCCGCGCAAACAAGACCCGGGACAAAGAGGCTGCTCGCAGACCTTGGGCTCCCCCGTCAATGCTAGACGCTCCTCCTGCCCCAGAAGGGTATAAGCACCGGTGGATTCGTGCAGAAGTTCGTGGTTTTGATGATCGCAAAAACATTTCCGCCCGAGTACGCGAAGGTTACGAACTTGTCCGTCAGGACGAGTATCCGGACTTCGAGTCGCCAGTGGTTGATTCAGGAAAATATGAGGGTGTCTTTGGCGTAGGCGGACTACTTCTCGCTCGTATTCCCGTGGAAACGGTGGCCGAGCGGTCAGAGTATTTCCGGAAACGGAACTCCGACCAGATGGCCGCAGTGGATCACGATATGATGCGCGAGAACTCCCACTCCACCATGACGATCACACGACCTGATCGTCAATCTCGTGTAACCTTTGGTGGCCCACGCAAATAAGCGTGGCCCCTAACGACGGAGAAAAGTTATGGCAAATGCCGAAACTGCCTTTGGCCTTCGTCCTGTCGGGCTAGTTGGCTCCAGTGTGAACAGCACTGGTGTCACTGAGTACGAAATCGCTGCGGATAACGCCAACGCGATTTTCCAGAATAGTCTGGTTGTGCCTACCTCTGCAGGCGTGATCGACCAAGCTGGTGATACTGCCGGCGGCACAACAGCCGCACTCGGCGTCCTGACAGGCATTCAATACCACGACAGCGTCCAGAAGAAACCCGTGTTTCTTAATTACTGGCCTGGCGCGGCAAGCGTGGCTGTAGACACAAACTACCCTGTAAAAGCCTTTGTTGCAGATAACCCCGATCAGTTGTTCGTGGTTGCTGCAGATGCTACTTTGACCAACCGCGCCACTGCTTTGGCAGGCGTGTTTGCCAACGCATCGCTGGGGACTTCAGCCCGTACCGGTGTGACCGCTGTCGGTCGCTCCAACTCGCAGTTGAGCGTTTCTTCCATCGCCACCACTGCAACTCTGCCCCTGCGTATCGTGGGTCTTGTCGATGACGAGGCCAATAGCGATTACGGTGTGGCAGGCGCGCACCTGTTGGTCCGGATCAACTCTCATTTCAACGCAGCAACCCGTCGTTTTGATTCGCAGACTACTGCGGATTCGACGGGCGTATAAGGAGGGTTAAAACATGGCTATCTCTCGCGCACAATTAGCGAAAGAGCTTGAACCGGGCCTTAACGCGCTGTTCGGCTTGGAGTACGATCGTTACGAAAACGAGCATTCGGAAATCTTCGACGAGGAGTCTTCGGACCGGGCGTTTGAAGAGGAAGTTATGCTCGGCGGATTTGGGACGGCCCCCGTTAAATCGGAGGGTGGCGCAATTTCGTTTGATGACGCACAGGAAACTTACACTGCGCGTTATACACACGAGACCATCGCACTGGCGTTCTCAATTACCGCAGAGGCGATTGAAGACAATCTGTATGATCGTTTGGCAGCGCGCTATACCCGCGCCCTGGCACGGTCTATGTCCCAGACAAAGCAGATCAAAGCCGCTTCCATCCTGAACAACGCGTTCAGCACATCGAGCCCCGTCGGGGATGGTGCTGCCCTTTGTTCGAGCGCACACCCGACGTTGTCGGGCAACCGCAGCAACCAGCTTGCTGTGGCCGCGGACCTTAACGAGACGTCGCTTGAGCAGATGCTCATCGACATCGCAGGGTTCACGGACGAGCGCGGTCTGAAGATTGCCGTTCGCGGCATGAAGCTGATCATCCCCAAGGAACTGCAGTTTATCGCAGAGCGCGTCATCAATTCGAACCTGCGGTCTGGCACCGCGGACAACGATTTGAACGCCGCAAAGTCCATGGGCATGATTCCGGAGGGGGCTGTTGTAAACCACTTCTTGACCGACACTGACGCGTTTTTCATCAAGACTGACGCGCCAAACGGCTTCAAGATGTTCCAGCGTAGCCCGATCCGGACTGCAATGGAGGGGGACTTCGACACCGACAACATGCGGTTCAAGGCCCGTGAGCGTTACAGCTTCGGCGTGAGTGACTGGCGCGCTGTGTTCGGTTCTCCGGGCGCGTAAGCGGCGATTCACCTCTCAATTTAGGCCCGCTTCGGCGGGCCTTTTTTATGTCCAACGCACCCGTGGACAGCCCCATTGCGCTGTGCTACTTTAAGGGCAGGCAAAACTCAGCCATGCAGACAGGACGCCTACCTGACGCTACACAGACTGCACGGCGAAACCTTGTGTAGAAGGACCTGAATACAATGGCTTCGACAACTTTTTCTGGCCCAGTGACCGCCACCAATGGCTTCGTGGGTGCAGTTCAGCTGCCAACTTTCACTGTCGCCACGGCACCATCTGCCGTCACCGCGGGTGCAGGCACCATCATTTTTGTGTCTGACGGTTTGGCTGGTGCGCCGACCATTGCAGTCAGCGACGGGACAAACTTCATCTCCGCTGCCGGCACCACCATCGCGGCCTCGTGAGGTGAATTATGAAATTTGTTCCCCCGAGTGAAGAAGAGCTGGCGCGTCGCGGGTTGAGCCCGGTCCGTGCACGCACGAGCGAAGGCGCGTTCCAAGCCGACGATCCTGCGACACCCGACGTAAATGAGGCATGGACTGCAAAGCCTGCGCCGAAGCCAGTGAAGAAGCCCAAGGGCAAATCCAAGGAGTAAGTCATGGTTTCCGATGTAAAATCCGCCCAGATACATCAAAGCGGGTTCATGCTCGCGAACGAGCGTGTTAGGATCAAAGGCATCTCTGTCCGGGGCACCGCAACTGCTGGGCAGTTGGATCTGTTTGCCACGAGCACCGCCCCGGTATCTGCAACGTATGGGCAATCAACGACTACGATTACGGTAACAAGCGTCGCCCACGGCCTACAAACGGGCGCTAGTGTGGGGGTAGCGTACTCTGTGGACGGCTCCGGTCGGTCCTCAACGTGCGCGAATCTTGTGATTACAGTCGTTGATGTCGACACCTTTACAATGCAGTGCATCAACAGTTTTACGGTGACTGCCGGCACCGCGTGCCGATATGTAAGCGGCGAGAATGAGTGGTTGTTTACGGCTACGATTGCTGCAAGTGATATCTTCCAAAACTGTTTTGACGTTCCGGGGGCGGGTATTTTGGCGAGCAATAAACCTTTTGCCAGCCTCATCAACATATCTTCCGTCAACATTTTTTATGCGTAGGGAACTGAGCGATGGACGTGCTTAACACCATCATGCAGTGGGTTGTTGCGCCAGTGGCCGGATTCGTATGGCTACTACACCTCAAGACACAGCAGAACACGACGGACATTGCTGTCATCAAGGCGCAAACTACCGCGACCAAGGAATCCCACGACCGTGAGTTCAAAGAGGTCAAGGAATCCTTTAAGGCAGTGATGGAAAAGCTCGACAATATAGAACAGCACTTGAGGAAGTGATGTGGACCCAGCTTCAGTCACCTTAGCGATAGGCGCCGCCAGTAAAGCGTTCTCGATGCTCAAGCGCGGCTTCGAGATCGGCCGCGATATTGAGTCTATGCACGGTGACATCCAGAAGTGGATGGGGGCTTCTGCGCAAATCTCCGCGATTGAGAAGTCCACGAAGAATCCAAGCGTTATCACGCGGCTTCTGACAGGCTCCGGTAACATCGAGGCGATGGCCACGCAGGCGGTGCTGGCCCGCAAGCAGATTGAGGCGCAGCGCTATGAGCTGAAGGTGTGGGTGTCGATGACCTACGGCATGGGAACATGGGAGGAAATCCTGCGCACCGAGGGGCAGCTGCGCAAGCAACGACAAGCCGTAATCGCAGAGCAGCAAGCGTTCTTTGCAAAAGTGTTCCTTGGCGCCACGCTTTTTGCTACTGTCGGCATAGGCGGCGGGCTGCTGTACTTTTTTGCAATGTTTTTGAAGGACCTGCAACAATGAAAAACCTGACGGCAATACTCGGGGCGGTGGCCCCCACGCTTGCAACCGCGATAGGCGGCCCGCTGGGCGGCATGGCGCTCAAACTGGTAGCAGACAAGCTGGGTCTCCCTGAGTCAACCTTGGAAGCGGTCGAGGCTGCGGTAACAAACGCCACACCGGCGCAGCTGGCTGAAATCAAAAAGGTCGAGGCGGACTTCAAGGTCAGCATGAAACAGCTGGACGTGGATTTGGTTAAGATCGCTGCGTCAGACCGAGACAGCGCGCGTCGCCGCCACGCCAGCGTTAAAGATATGACGCCCACCGTCCTTGCCGTAGGGACGCTGCTTGCGTTCTTTGGCTACGTTGGGGCAGTGACGTTCATCGACCACGGTGCCGACCTTGGTCTCATCAACGTTGCTGTAGGCTGGCTGGGGGGTAGCGCATCTGCTGTCATCTCCTTCTACTTCGGCGCAAGCAACACAACGGAGAAAACACATGAGCTTTAGACTCTCAGACCGCAGCATGAGCACGCTGCAGGGCGTCGACGAACAACTCGTGGCAACTGTGAAGCTGGCGATCCTGACCACGAAGATTGATTTTGGTGTGATCTGCGGACTCCGTACAATAGAGGAACAGCGGGTCCTAGTCGACAAAGGTGCGAGCAAGACCATGCGCTCCAAGCATTTGGACGGCAAGGCCGTTGACCTAATGGCCTACATTGGCAGCAGGGGTTCGTGGGAGCTGAACCTCTACGACGACATCGCCGACGCGATGAAGCAGGCCGCTGTCGAGACCGGAGCTATTCTGCGCTGGGGTGCCGCGTGGCACATCCCAGATATTCGCCAGTGTAATGGTACAATGGAAGATGCTATGAATGAGTACGTGGACTTACGCCGCAGTCAGGGGAAGCGCCCCTTCATTGACGGCCCTCATTTTGAGCTGGCCTGACCAAGGAATACGGTGATGGCAAAGAGCCCCGCATGGACGCGCAAGGAAGGTAAGGACCCGTCTGGCGGCCTCAACGCCAAGGGAAGGGCTTCCGCCAAAAAGCAAGGCATGAACCTCAAACCACCCGCGCCGAAGGCAAAAGCCGGAACCAAGGACGGAAACCGCCGCAAGAGCTTTTGTGCGCGCAGCGCGGGGCAAATGAAGAAGTTTCCCAACGCAGCAAAAGACCCCGATAGCCGGCTCAGAAAGGCGAGGAAAAAGTGGAATTGCTGACATGACCATATCTCGATCGAACATGGCGCAACAGATTGCCAAACCCCCTGCGAAGCGCGCCAAGCCTACCGTTACGGCCATGGCCAAGGGCGGTGCTGCCAAGTCCAAGGTCAACGAGGCGGGCAACTACACCAAGCCCAGCATGCGCAAGTCCCTGTTCAACAGCATCAAGTCTGGTGGCAAGGGCGGTGCCCCGGGCCAATGGTCGGCCCGCAAGGCACAAATGCTTGCGAAGCAATACAAGGCCAAGGGCGGGGGCTACCGTGATTGAGCAGGACCTGCGGTCATGGTCCCGTGAGGTCCTCGAGGTGCCGAATCAGCACCTGCGCGGCTTGCCGCCCTGTCCTTACGCGCGTAAGGCGTGGCGGGATAACGCGGTCCTTGTGGTCGAGACTGACGACATCCTGAGCGATGCGCGCAAGCATTGCGAAGAGTTCCGCGCCCAAGGCAAGGAACTGCTGATCGTCGCGACGTTCGATCTGCCCGAGGCGGGCGCGCTGCACGCGCTGTCCGAAGAACTCAACACGGCGTTCCCTCAGCTGCACTGCATGACGTTCCACCCTGACTATGATGCGGACGACGCGGAGCTAGATTTTCTGACGGACAACGAGTGGCAAGGCGAGGTCTCTGAGGACTACGCAATGCTCTTTGTACAGGATTTAGCACAGGTCGTCGCCGCTAGTGACAGGCTGCAGCCTTTAGGTTATTATGACGTGTATCCCCCAGACGAGTATGAAGCACTCGTCGTCAACCGCAAACGGAGACTGACCAATGGCGATGAAACCTCGTAAGATGATGCGCGGCGGCGCGGCAAAGAAAATGATGGGCGGCGGTGCTGTCGACATGCCTATGGGCACAAAAAAGATGATGGGCGGCGGCGCGGTCGACATGCCTATGGGCATGAAAAAGGGCGGCGCAGCCAAGAAAAAGATGATGCGCGGCGCCAAGAGTAAGAAGTGAAAAAGCCGCAGAAAAGCCTGAAGGATTGGGGGGACGCTGACTGGGGAACAAAATCCGGAAAGCCGTCCACCCAGGGCTCGAAAGCAACGGACGAGCGTTACCTGCCAAAAAAGGCGCGTGACGCTCTCAGCCCTTCCGAATACGCTGCAACGTCCCGCGCGAAACGCGAAGGGACGCGCAAGGGCAAGCAGTTTGTGGCGCAGCCCAAGAAGATCGCCAAGAAGACGGCCAAGTTTAGGAAGTAAGCCATGACCCTATCCGGCACTGCCGTATTTGAGCTAGATGTCACAGAGTACATCGAAGAGGCTTTTGAGCGCTGCGGCTTGGAGGTCCGGACGGGCTATGACCTGAAGACCGCCAAGAGGTCTCTGAATCTGATGCTGGCGGAATGGGCCAATCGCGGCCTGAACCAGTGGACAATCCAGCGGACCACCGTGCCCTTGATCGTCGGGACGCGCGAGTACGCCCTTGGCGCGGAAACGATTGACGTGCTTTCTGCCGTTGTCCGTCGGACAGGGACGGATTTTGCCATGGCCCGCGTGAGCCGCGACACGGATTTGAACACCCCCAACAAGTCTACCCAGGGGCGCCCTTCGCAGTTTTTCGTGGCGCGCAGCACGAACCCTGTTTTGCAGCTTTGGCCCACGCCGGAGAATAACACGGACGTCATTATTCTGGACCGTTTGGTGCGGATGGATGACGCGTCAAGCGCGACAAATACTGTGGACATGCCGTTTCGGTTTTACCCTGCCTTAGCGGCCGGATTGGCTTACTACCTGTCCTTGAAGCGGTCGCCGCAGCGCACGCAGCTGCTGAAAGGGGTCTACGAGGAAGAGATGGAGCGGGCGATGTCCGAGGACCGTGATCGGGCGTCTTTGCGGATTGAGCCCGGTTTCGGTTACAGCGGAATGTGATCATGGGAAAATTTGCAACGGGCAAGAACGCATACGGCATTTCTGATCGCTCGGGGTTTCGATACCTTTTGTCGCGAATGAAGAAAGAGTGGACGGGGGCGTTGGTAGGCTTTGACGAATGGGAGCCGAAGCATCCCCAGCTGGAGCCGCGTCGAAAAGTGGTTGATCCGCAGGCGCTTCGCGATCCGCGGCCAGATATTGCGGACCCCTTTATCGTTTTTGTAGGCGTTCCTTTGGTGGAAGCGCCTAGTTTGCGCCCGACTCAAGCTTTCGGCAAGGCGGGACAGGTTACGGTGGATATAACATGAGCTTTACTTTTGCGCAGTTGAAACAGGCCGTTCAGGATTATCTGGAGAGCTCGGAGACATCCTTCGTCAACAATCTGCCGCTATTCATCCGCATGGCGGAAGAACGTATTCTCAAGAACGTGCGCCTAAACCTTTTCCAGAAGAACGCTTCGGCTATTGCGGTAGCGGGCAACCAGTTTCTTGCGGTGCCTCCGGACTTCTTGTCCCCGTTGTCTTGCTCAATGACCACGGCCGACGGGAAAGAGTTCCTGTTGTTCAAGGAGCTGGATTTTATCCAGACCTACAATCCTGATCCGTCGGTCACGGGCGTGCCTCTGTATTTTGCGTCATTCGACGTGGACAACTTCCTGCTGGGCCCGCCGCCGGATCAGAACTACCCTGTGATCCTGCACTATTTCTATCGCCCCGCCAGCCTGACTGCGGGGCCGGAGGACGGCACTACATGGCTCAGTGAGAATGCAGAGTTGTCCCTGCTATATGGCACTCTGTTCGAGGCCTACACATTCCTCAAGGGGGATGCAGATATGATGCAGCTCTACGCTGCACGCTTCTCGGAATCTCTAGGTCGTCTGAAGGACCTGGGCGAGGGCAAAGAGACGACGACTGACTATCGCGAGGGCAGTGTCCGAGTCCGGAGGTCTTAGTGTTCCAAGCAGCAAGCAGCGTGGGCTCGCCCTTCGTCGTAACCTCTAGCAACGGCGGCCACAGCCCCGAGCAGGTGGCAGAACTGTGCGTCAACCGGCTGATCTCGATATCCGACAAGGCGCCACCGGAGCTGGCACAGCAAGCGCGGGCGTATCGCGAGCAGATGTTGGCAGTTGTCCTGCACTATGTTAGGGTGGCCGTAGAAGAGGACCGCAAGACGGTTGCGGAGAAACTCAACAGCGCGGGCTACGGACAGCTCGCACAACAGATAAAGGACCTTTGACATGGCGTTCACTGGCAATTTCATGGCTACCAGCTTCAAGCAAGAGATTCTTGAGGGGGTTCACGACTTCCGCCTCACCGGCGGCGACACGTTTAAGCTTGCGCTGTACGACAACAGCGCCTCGTTTACTGCGGCGACCACGGCGTATACCGCGACGAACGAAGTCGGCAACTCCGGCAGCTACACCGCTGGTGGTGGGGATCTGACGCGCATCGACCCGACGACGTCCGGCACAACGGCGTTCACAGACTTTGCAGACTTGTCGTTTACAACGGCGACAATCACCGCACGCGGTGCGTTGATCTACAATAGCACGCCGACGCACACCTACACTAACCCTGTTGTCGCGGTTCTGGACTTTGGCTCTGATAAGACGGCGACCACGGGTACGTTTACGGTGCAGTTCCCGACACCTGATGCGTCGAACGCTATACTGCGGATTGCGTAACACATGGTTGTCTTCGTCAACCGAGCTAAGATGACCACGGCCACTACTGGCACGGGGACCTTGACTCTTGGGGCGGCGGTTGACGGGTATCAGAGCTTCTCTGCGGCGGGTGTGGCTGACGGCAACACCGTCCGATATGTCATCGAGGACGGCGCCGACTTTGAGATTGGCACGGGAACATATACGGCTGCGGGGACGACTCTAAGCAGATCCGTAGAAGAAAGCAGCAATGCTGACGCGGCGATAAACCTCAGCGGGAGTGCAACTGTGTTTGTTGGCGCGGCTGCGGCAGATCTGCTCAGCTTCGTCACATTGTCCGGAGCTCAGACGGTCACTGACAAGACGCTAACAGCCATAAACTACCGCGAAACGGTTGGGGCCATAACGTCAAGCGACTTGGATCTCTCTACGGGAAACGTTTTTTCGGACGCCCCCGGGGCCAACGTCACGTATACTTTCAGCAACCCTCCTGCTTCGGGAACGGCCTTTGGGTTTACCTTAAAGGTGACCCCCTCGGCCACCATAACGTGGACGTGGCCTGCTTCCGTAAGCTGGCCCGCGGGCACTACACCAAACGTCCCTGCTTCTGGTCAAACAGATGTCCTCGTCTTCTACACGCAAGATGGCGGTACGACGTACTACGGCTTTCTAGCCGGGGACGCTATGTCATGAGCACGATTGCAAGAAACCTTCAAAAGGCGGCTGGTGCCGGAGGTGGGGACATCCCCTTGACCGCTTCTGGGGGCTACACCGGAGCCGAGGTGTCTTTCACCGGATTCAGTGGAGACCACACCGTAACAATAAAAGGCGCGGGAGGCGGCAGTGGATGCTCTGGCAATGGCGGTGGCGCCTCTGCCGGGAGCGGAGCACAGGTTACGGGAACACTTACTATCGCAGTCTCGGACACGCTCGCCTTTTATGTGGGCGAGGGGGGGACAGGCGGTGTTTTTGGTTTAACCGGCCCTGCCGGTGGCGACAGCGGGCCCGGAGGCGGGAACGCAGGCGGGGCAGGCGGCAACACGACAGCTACTAACACCTCAAACGGGACCGGTGGAAGCGGCGGAGGTGCGACGACCCTCGAGCTAAACGGAACCGTTTATGCTGTCGCTGCCGCCGGTGGTGGCTCTGGTGGCGGGGACCAAAGTGCATTTAACGCAACCACCTCTGGTGCGGGCGGGGCTTCTGGTTCCGACGGCGTTGACGGGAATCATGGGAACGCAGGCTTAGCGGGAGCAGCTAACACAGGCGGGGCAGGCGGAACCGCAAACGAAGCTGGTGTCGGGGCGGGCGGGGCGGGGACTCAGTACAACGGCGGTACAGGCGGAAACACCCCCGGAACAAACGCAGGCTCAGGCGGTGGCGGCGGCGCTGGGCACTATGGCGGTGGCGGCGGCGCTTCTGGCGACAGCGGCAAAACGCCTTCTTATGGCGCCGGTGGCGGCGGCGGCTCGTCTCTTACGCCCTCGGGTTGGACGCTTACGAATGGCGCGGGCGGTGCAGGCGGCGCCAGCCCCGGAAGTGCTGTTCCCGGAGAGGATGGCGGCGATGGTTCGTTCTCTGTTGCCCCAGTTTAGCGCCAAAAAAATTGTCTTTAAGGTCAAGCCGGAGTTGCTAAAGGCCATCCCGCACCCGACACCGGCAGGAAGATCCTTTCCTGACTGGTACAAAAAGATGCCTACGAACTCGGGGGCAGGTTATGAGAACAAAGAAAAGCTCGATATGTTCTCAAATTTCGGGCGGCTCCACGGTGGGATGACCGTGAAGAAGTGCCTTCCAGTTCGCGACATGATTGGCGCGGGGTACATCATACCGTTGTGGGCGGACCTCGCGGTGGACTGTTACAGGGAATCTGAGCAGCTACAATTCAACTGGCTCGGCCAAACCAATCAGGTCGAAACACACGCCAAGTTTCAGGTCCAAGGCTCTCCACTGGAAAAGATGTGTTGGGGGAACAGCGCTTTTAAGCTGGTGAGCCCGTGGTTTATTCACACCGCAGGGGGCTACTCCTCGCTCATCCTGCCGCCCGCCTATCACGAGAGCCCCTTGTCCATTCTTCCGGCTGTGGTAGACACCGACTCGTATCACGAGGTCAACTTCCCGTTTCAGTATACGGGCCCCTCAGGAAAGCATGTAATCCCTCGAGGAACGCCAGTCGCGCAGGTCATTCCGTTTCGAAGAGACGAGCACAATATGGTTGTTGCTGCGCTGCCGTCATTTGAGCTACAGGAGCACAAAGCCCGAGTTGCCTCCTATATGGGGGGGATGTATCGAAAGCTGTTTCATGCTAAAAAGACCTACAGGTGACAAAGGGAGTCCAGTATGTACCTACACATCCATGATGGGAAGGCCCGTCCGTATTCCCTGTCTCAGCTGAGGGCCGATAACCCATTGGTCGGGTTCCCAAAAAATCCACCGGACACACTCTTGTCTGACTACGGGGTTTACCCGTATACCAGAACGTCTCGGCCGAGTTACGACCCCCTGACCCAAATCTGCAACGATGCCGCCGATTTTTTCGAGGAGGGCGGAAAGTGGTTTTTGGGCTATGAAGTTGTGAACAAGGAGCTTGGAGCCGCAGCGAACTCTGTTCGCCAAACACGCAATAGCGTCCTCTGGGAAACCGATATTAGGGTTGTCCGTTGTTTGGAGAAAGGCCTTCCTGTTCCAGACGAATGGCTGAGCTACAGGGAAAACCTCAGAAACCTTCCGCAGCAGATCGGATTCCCTTTTGCCGTGGTCTGGCCTACTGCGCCCTATGAGTCGGATGGAAGTTAATGCTTGGCTTCTCACCCCTAGCCTCCGCCGCTTTAGCTGACGACGTAGGGTCCCTTGACGTCAGCGTCTCAGCTATTGGTGTGGCGGCTGTTGGGGCAGTGGCACCGACTGTTGTTACTGCGGGAGCGACCCTGACTCTTGAGGGCGTGGAAGGCGCAAGCTTTGTTGGCCAAGTTACTGTCTTGCCAAGCACTATCGTCGTCCTTGGGGGTGTTCAGGCCGACGGTCAGGTCGGTGAGGTGCAAGCGGGCCAAGTCACCACTGTCCCTGTTACCGGCGTTGAGTCGACAGGCCAAGTTGAAGGTGTCGCGGTCACCGGCGCAGCCCTTGTTCTTCCAGACGGCGTTGAGGCCGCGGGTCAGGTGGGTGTATCTGCCGTCGATGCTGGCGCACTTGTCTCCCCCGGGGGCATCGAAGGCGTCGGTCAGATCGGCGCTGTTGAGGCCGCTGCTGGCGCATTTGTTTTGTCTGGGGGTGTTGAAGCCGCTGGCGCGGTAGGCAACGTCACCGTCACTGGGGCGGCCCTCGTTCTTCCAGACGGTGTTGAAGCTGTGGGTCAGGTGGGATCGTCTACCGTCGATGCTGGCGCCACTGCCGTCGTTGCCGGGGTCGAAGCCGCCGGTCAAGTCGGTCAGGTTATTGTTTGGGGGCGCGTGATCCCAGACCCCGGCAACCAGTGGACGAACGTCGATCCGTCTGGTACAACAATCTGGACTGATGTTGCCCCCGACTCGGGCAGCATCTGGACGGACATCGCTGCGTAAGGAGCTGAGCTGTGGCAAGCACGTTTACAACGAACACCGGTATCGAGCTTATTGGCAACGGCGAGCAGTCGGGTGCATGGGGCGATACCACCAACACAAACCTGCAGATCATCGACCGTCTGACTAACGGCATCGGCCCTATCACGATTTCCGGCACGACACACACGCTAACGACGAGCGACGGCGCCTTGTCCGATGGACACTACGCGGTTCTTGTTTTTGGCGGCACTCCTAGTGGCACGAACACGGTGACGATCAGCCCGAACGATCAAGGGAAAGTGTTTCTCGTGCGCAATAGCTCTGGTCAAAGCATTGTCTTGACGCAGGGTTCGGGGGACACTGTGACCGTTCCCACCGGAAAAACGTCCATTGTTTACGCTGACGGCGGCGGCGCAGGTGCAAACGTATACAGCTTGGCCGCAGACTTAGTCGGTGTTGCTACGGCAGATGCCAACGGTGTGACAACCTTTGATGGGGGTATTGTTGAGGATGAAACCACCGTCACCTCCAGCGCAGGCGCAGCGACGATCAACTGCCGCGACGGAAACGTGTTCACCCATGTGCTGACCGGGAACGTGACCTATACATTCAGCAACCCACCTGCATCTGGACGGGCCTTTGGCTTTACGTTGAAGGTCGTGCAGGACACCACAGCGCGGACGATCACTTGGCCCACATCGGTTGAGTGGGCTGGTGGTGAGGCCCCGACAATCTCTGCTGGTTCGGGCGAAGTGGATGTGTTTGTTTTCTACACCCATGACGGCGGAACGACATTCTATGGCTTCACAGCAGGGCAGGTGATGTCGTGAGCATTTCTAGAATCTTGATGCAGGCTGGCCGTCGGGTACCGGATCTGGTCGCTTATGTGACATCTCAGGCTAACGACAGCATCATCTCTATCGACATTTCCAACCCGAGCAACCTCGTTGAGCTGGACAGCTTCACCAGTGTGAACCTTAATGCTGCTCAAGGCGTAGTTCTAGACCTCACCAATCAAGTTGCTTACGTGGTGTCCTCTGCTGCCGACAGCATCACCTCTATCGACATCTCCAACCCGTTCAACCTCGTTGAGCTGGACAGCTTCACCAGTGCGAGCCTTAACGGTGCTACTAACCTCGCTGTGGACGTTGCCAATCAAGTTGCTTACGTGGCCTCTTTTGCTGCCGATAGTGTCACCGCTATCGACATCTCGGACCCGAACAACCTCGCTGAGCTGGACAGTATCACCAGTGTGAACCTTAATGGGGCCCAGCGGATCGCTCTAGACCTCACCAACCAAGTCGCTTACGTAGACGCTTTTACTGCCGACGGCATCATCTCTATCGACATTTCCAACCCAAGCAACCTCGTTGAGCTGGACAGCTTCACCAGTGTAAGCTTAAATGGCCCCCGCAGCGTCTCTCTCGACGTTGCCAACCAAGTCGCTTACGTAAACTCTCTTTTTTCCGAAAGCATCACCTCTATCGACATTTCCAACCCAAGCAACCTCGTTGAGCTGGACAGCTTCACCAGTGTAAACCTTGACGGTGCCCGCGGCAACGCTCTAGACCTCACCAATCAAGTTGCTTACGTGGTGTCCATTGCTGCCGACAGCATCACCTCTATCGACATCTCCAACCCGAGCAGCCTTGCCGAGCTGGATAGCTTCACCAGTGTAAACCTTGACAGTGTTGATAACATCGCTGTGGACGTTGCCAATCAAGTTGCTTACGTGGTGTCCTCTGTTTCCGACAGCATCACCTCTATCGACATTTCCAACCCGAGCAGCCTTGCCGAGCTGGATAGCCTTTCTAGCGCGACCCTTAGCAATGCTCAAGGCATAGCTCTAAGTATTCCCGGACCAGCGTCCACTAACGCTTACGAATAAGGAGTAGACCATGTTCGTGAAAATTACAAACGACCAGATAGACCAATACCCCTACACGGTCGGCAATCTACGTCGCGACAACCCTAACACCAGCTTTCCCAAGCGCGCATCAAACGAGATGCTTGCAGCGTGGGGCGTATACCCTGTTGTCAAGACGGACAAACCCAACGTGGGTCCGAGTAAGAACGCCACAGAAGGCACTCCGGTGTTGGAAAGCGGCACTTGGATGCAGGTATGGGGGGTGGCGGACGCCACAGCCGAAGAAATTGCTGATCGCACCGAAAGTCAAGCGCGGCACCTACGCAGCAAGCGAGACGATATTATCGCAGCGACTGACTGGATGGCCCTTAGTGACAACACACTGACCGCTGAGTGGGCGGCCTATCGACAGGCTTTGCGTGACATCACAGATCATGTAAACTTCCCGTATCTGGGCGGGGACGACTGGCCCGTTAAGCCCGCATAGGGGGAAAACCATGCCGCTCCAAAAACTTCAGTTTCGACCCGGGGTAAACCGGGAAGTCACTTCGTACACCAACGAAGGAGGCTGGGTCGACGGTGACAAGATCAGGTTCCGTGCGAGCTTCCCAGAAACTATTGGTGGTTGGGAACGTATTTCGACCACGCCGTTTGAAGGTGTTTGCCGCGGCCTGATCAACTGGACTACGCTGACGGGTTCCAACCTCTTTGGCATTGGGACAAACCTGAAATACTATGCGCAGCGCGGCGGCTCGATCTTAGACATCACACCCATCCGCGAAGTGACCGATCCGGGCGACGTAACTTTCGCTGCAACAGACGGTTCCGACGTTGTTGTTGTGACGGACATAGGCCACGGTGCTAGGCTCAATGACTACGTCACGTTCTCGGGAGCGGACTCTCTTGGAGGCAACATCACGTCAGATCTGCTGAACACCGAGCATCAAATAACAGATGTGGTAAACAGCAACTCTTACGAAATAACGCTCTCGGTATCGGCGAATGCGTCGGACACAGGCAGCGGTGGTACTGCAACTATTGGAGCGTATCAAATCAACACAGGACTCGCGACATCTTTTCGGGGGGATGGCTGGGGCGCGGGAAGCTGGGGCGCTGGCGGCTGGGGCGACCCTGCTGACAGCAGTGTTCCGGGGGAACAACTTCGGCTGTGGTCACACACTACGTTCGGCGAAGACCTTATTATCAACCCTCGTGGTTTGGGTCTTTTCTTGTGGGATGTTTCGTTGGGCGTTAGCCCAAGCAATAGAGCTGTCGATATTTCCACTATTTCCGGTGCCGATGAAGTGCCCGTGCAGGCCAACATAGTTCGGCTCTCTGAGCAAGACAGGCACGTTTTGGCGTTTGGATGTACCCCATTGTTCGGGGGCGACCTTGACCCGTTGTTGATCCGGTTCTCTTCGCAGGAAGATTTTCTGGACTGGAATCCCGCCTCGACAAACACGGCAGGTGATTTGCGCATCAGCTCTGGTAATCAGATTGTTGCCGTGGAGCAGACGTCGCAGCAGACCGTTGTTCTGACTGACTCTTCGGCCCACACCCTTCAGTTTATTGGGCCTCCGTTCACCTTTGGTATTCGAGAGGTAGGCGTGGGTATTTCGACTGCTGGGCCTAACTGTGCTGTGGCCGCAAACGGTGTCGTATACTGGATGGGGCTTGGCGAGTTCTATATGTACGACGGTGTGGTGCGCGAAATCCCGTGCCCAATTAAGGAGTACGTGTTTGACGTCACTTTCAACAGTGCCCGGCGCGACCAAGTATTTGCAGGCCATAACTCCTCTTTCTCCGAGGTGTGGTGGCTTTACCCCTGTGTCGATTCTGGCGACTGCACGCGTTATGCTATATACAACTACGCCCAGCAGGTCTGGTATTACGGCACTCTCCCACGCACAGCATGGGCTGATAGAGGCACTTCCTTGACGCCAACCGCAGCAGGTCTGGATGGGTTTTTGTACTCTCACGAGCTTGGCGTTGACGACGGGTCGACGGAGCCCGCTTCGCCGATCAGCGCGTACGTCCAATCGTCCGCCGCTGATCTTGGCGAGGGCGATCAGTTTATGTTCGCCAGCAGGCTGATCCCAGACGTCACGTTCCGCAACAGCGTCGACAACCCGCTGGCGACGATTACGTTGACCGCGCAAAACTTCCCGGGTGGCGAACCTTTTGGGGCGCAGCCGAGTCCAGTGGCACGCAGTGCAACCGTACCTGTCGAGCAATTTACGGAGCAAACCTTCGTGCGGTTGCGCGGGCGGGCGATGTCGCTGCGGATCGAATCAAACAAGGTCGGCACATCTTGGCGGCTGGGTTCGCCAAGGGTTGATCTCAGAACTGACGGGCGTCGCTAATGAGCCGCAACGTACCAATCCCGTTTTTCCCAAGCCCGCCGGCGGAATATAGTCAGGCGTATTTCTCACAGCTCGTGCGGAACTTCTCAGTGTTCGCTCAGCAGACGCAGGTTCCGGGGCCGCTACGGGCGACATCGCTTACACTAACCGACGAGACCGGTAACGTTGACACCGGAATCTTGTCCTACAACGCGTTCGAGGACACGCTTGACCTGCAGCACTTGAACAACGTGGTGCAGCAGATTGGCTTCGAGACGTATATGCGTGTGACCAACGACACCGGTGCTACGATACCGAACGGGACAGTCGTGGGGTTTTCGGGCGTGGACGGCGAGATCGAGATTGCGCCATACATTGCGGACGGGACTATTTCAGAGCCGTTCTTTGTCGGCGTGACAACTTTTGAAATGGTCGACGGCGCAACGGGACCGGTTACGGTGTACGGCAAGGTGCGAGGCCTCGATACCACGGGCACGGCGGTGGACGAAACATGGGTAGCAGGGGATATCCTATACGCATCGCCGGACACGGCGGGGGCCTTCACCAAGGCGCGACCAACGGCACCTGACGTGGTTATAGCGGTTGCAGCAGTCCTGACGGTAGATGCCACAGTCGGCGAGATCATGGTCCGGCCGGTCATCCCAATGGGGCTGCACTACGGGAGCTTCGACGCGACGACGGATCAGACGCTCGCGGCAACCAATACGGCCACGGCCATAACGCTCAACAACACGCTGTCCTCAAACGGCGTAACGCGCGGCACGCCAACGTCGCGCATAGTTGTGTCGCAGGCGGGGTTCTACAACATCACTGCGTCGCTTCAACTTAGCTCGGGCAGCGCCATCTCCAAGAACGTGCGCTTCTGGCTGCGCAAAAACGGAACAAACGTCGCCGACAGCACCCGCATTATCACTGTCGACATCAACGTGGGCTTCACGCCGATTTCGTTGAATTACACGATCTCGTTGCAAGCGACAGAATACGTCGAGATTTACTGGGCTGCGGACAGCACGAACGTCACCTTAGATGCGATTGCGGCGACTGCCTTTTCCCCTGCCGCGCCATCCGCGCTTGTTGCGGTCTCGCAGCTTCAACTATAGCCTTTCGTTGCACCGGCAAAGAAGGTCTGCTATGTTGGGCCCAGCACGTCGCTTATATTGGCGCAGAGGCCCGCAGCGCCTCTATAAAAACCACTGTGCCCCACATGTCTACAGAGGACGCCTGTCATGGTCGACGCCAACAGAATGAGCATACCCGGAGGCGGGCTTGCTTCTTTTTTGACATCTAACTTAGACGAGATGGACGACAGCCGTTTGGCTTTTGGCCAGCAGTCCGGCATCAACTCGATGCGGGATACCGCGGAGCGTATGGCGCAGATGGGGCGCGGCGGCGACACCTTCGTGGTCCACGCATCAGAGCGCGAGATGATGGTGCCGCGGGAAGTGGTCGAAAAAAACCCAGAGCTTCAGCGTCAGATCATGCAGGGCATTGCCGCGGAAGGCGCTGATCCAAACGCGTATATCGTGGGGTCGGACGAAAACTCAATTAACCCGATGACGGGGCAGCGTGAGTTCTTTCTGAAGAAATTGATACGCGGCGTTAAAAAGGTCTTTAAGAAGATCGCGCCTATCATTTTGCCAATTGCACTTAATTTTATTTTTCCGGGCATGGGCTCAATTGCTGCGGGGGCGCTCGGCTCGGGCATAGGAACTCTTGTTCAGGGCGGGAGCATCAAAGACGCTCTAAAAAGCGCCGTGATCGGTGGCGTCACGGGCGGCCTTGCGTCCGGCGTTAGCGGAGCTGTCGGCGGCGAAGGATTTATGGCGGGCGTGAAACAAGGGTTTACTGGAACGCCTGGGGTGGGCTTCTTTGAAGTAAATCCGTCAATCAAGGGCTTCTTCGGCGGGGCCGGCGCGGATGCCGTTGCTTCTCCCCTTGCTACGCCTCCTGCCGGAGCGGAAGCCGCGGCCAGCGGAACGCCTGCGGGTGCCGCCGCCCCCGAAGCGCCTAGCAGCTTGTTTGACCGCACTAAAGACCTTCTTATTAAGCCCGACGCCGCAACAGGCGACATTGCGGCAAAGGCTGCCAACATTAAGGCAGAGTTTGCAGCACAAGGGATTCAGATTGGAAACGCTGAAGCAATCGAGGCCGCCACAAAAGCGCTTAACCCCGGCGTAATCTCCAAGTACGGAAACCTTGCCTTGGCTGGCGGGGCGCTCGCTCTTGCGGGCGGGGCCTTCGATACCCCTGAAGCGCCGGACCCTTTCCAAATGGGCTTCCAGCCCCCGTCGCAAGAAGAGGTTGATGCGCAGCGTATTTTCCCTGGGGGCTCAGTGCCGACTTATCAGAACGTGGGCATTCAGGACGTCATGGTCCCCGGGGCGGGGTTCCCCAATGAGGGCCAGCAACAGGACTATTTGGCGCAAGGCCCTTTTGGACTGACGCCGCCTCCGCCGTTTGCTCCGATTAACTTTAACCAACCGGACCCCAGCGGCTTTGGGTTTGACATGTTTGGCAGGCCCCTCCAACCTGTCGTTGCGGCGGCAAGGGGTGGGGCCATCACGGAGTTTCCGCGGCGCACTGGGTTCATCAACGGCCCTGGCACAGAAACTTCTGACAGCATTCCGGCGATGCTCTCTGACGGCGAGTTCGTAATGACCGCCCGCGCCGTGCGCGGGCTAGGCGACGGAAGCCGCGAGAAAGGTGTTCGAAAAATGTATGATATAATGCGCAAATTTGAAGGGGGGGCGGTCGCATGAGCGAGACACAAACCGTCATTCAACGCGGCGATCCGGCAACAGAAGCACTTCGCATTGCGTTAATGAAAGACGCGCAGGCCCTCACCCTGCAGCGGATGAACCAGCAAATGCCGCGTTATCAAATTGCGGGGTTGAGCGCGGCAGAACAACAGGCCATGCGTCAAGCGCAAAAGTCGCAGGGCGTCGGCACGCCCTACCTGAACCAAGGTTCGGGGGCGATTACGGCCGGCCAAGGGGTTATTTCTCGGCAAGGCATAGGAAGTCTCCGGCAGGCGCAGGATGCGTTCGGGCGAGCTGCTTCCGGCGTTGCGCCTCAAGTGCGGCTGGGACAACAAGGTCTCGCGGAGGGCTCTAATTTCCTCCGCCAAGGTGCTGCGGGCGTTGCGCCTCAAGTGCGACAGGCGCAGCAAGGGCTATACGGGGCAACCGGTCAGTTCTCGCCGTCGGGCATCGCCGCATTTATGAACCCCTACGAGCAGGAGGTCATTGACCGGACGATGGCGGACATCGGCCGCCAAGGCCAGATTGCGCAACAGGGCTTGCAAGCGCAGGCTGTGGGCGCAGGCGCTTTTGGCGGCAGCCGACAGGCTATTGCGCAGCAGGAGCTCCAACGAAATGTTTTGGAGCAGCAAGCGCGGACCGCGGGCCAACTGCGTCAAACCGGCTTTGAGTCGGCTGGCCAGCGCGCGCAGCAGGCGTTTGAGCAGTCGCAGGGCCGCAGCCTTGCCGCTGCGGGACAGGCGGGTCAACTCGGACTGGCAGGGCAGCAGGCGCTGGGTTCTTTTGGGCAAGGCATCGGTGCCTTGGGCGGACAGGCGGGTCAACTCGGACTGGCAGGGCAGCAGGCGCTGGGTTCTTTTGGGCAAGGTCTTGCCGGCGTGGCGGGCCAGTTCGGCACGTTTGGGCAGCAGTTAGGTCAACTTGGTACGCAACAAGCGGCCCTTGGGCAACTTGCGCAGCAGATGTCCACGCAAGACATCCAGAACTTGCTGGCGACAGGGTCTTTGGCCCGAGGGGTGCAGCAGGCCGGACTGGACGCAGAGCGTCTGTCTAATTTGCAGCAAATGCAGCAGCCTTTCCAATCCTTGGGCTTCTTGTCCGACATTTACTCGGGCGTGCCGTCGGCGCAGTCTACGGTGCAGGCATCATCCATGCCGCAAGTCTCTCCATTCCAGACAATGATAGGTTTGGCGGGGCAGGGCGGCACCGCGCTACTCGGCGCAAACAGAGCGGGGCTAATATAATGAACGTGTACCAACGGCCGTTGTTTCGGCAAGCTGGCGGCCCTGTCGCTCCTGAAATGGGGCAGATGATGCCCGCAGCACAGATGATGCCCGCGCCGCAGATGGCGCAGCCGCAGCAAGGTCTGCCGAGCCTCGATCCGCGGGCCGTGGAGGCTGTTTCGCAGGCCGAGCAGGGTGCGGCGATGCAAGCGCAGCAATACGGCGAGCAGATGATGGCGGGGATCGACACGGCGGAGACGCCTGAAGAAATGATCAACGCGATGCGGGGCAACCAGCAGCCTTTGGAGGCACGTTACGGCGAGCTTGCGGGGATTGTTGGCGAGCAGGACGCGCAGCGCACGCCGGAAACGGTGCTGGCTTTGCTGCAGCCGGTTATGATGATGACCGAGCAGGGTGCGATGGACAGCGGTATTGGCGAGTTGATGGGCCAGTTGACTGGCGGCATTGACATGATGGACGACGCTGGTGCGCCCACGCAGATGGGGCAAGGCATCGGGGGCCTGATGATGGCCGGAGCGGGGGTCCAGGATGCTGCGCCTCAAGCCATGGGGGTTGGGCAGCCGCCCGTTGCAAATTTTAGTCAGGGCGGCGCGGTCCAGCGCTTTCAAGCGGGCGGGGAAGCGTCTCGCCTGCAGCAACTTTATTCTGAGATGCTGCCTGTTTACGAAAGCGTTATGGGCAACGGTGAGGACCAGCGCCGCATGACGCAGGCGCAAATCCTGTTTGATCTTTCTGACCGCGCCGGCGCGTTTGCCGCGGGCATCGACCCACGGACGGGGCAGCGGCTTTCTGGAAGTTCTGCGGCGCAGCTTTCGGGGGCGTTGTCCGGCCTTGGCGGCCAAATTGGCGAGCGGTTGGGCGCGCAGGAACAGCAGTCCCGCGCCTTGAAGCTGGCCGCGCTGCAGGGCGCACAGGGCGAGTTTAGCGCAGAGCGTGCCGCGGCCCGCGCTTCGGCCGGTCGCGAGCGCGGCATTGGCGAAGCTTACGAGGCGATTGACGCCGACGGCAACGTCGTTGCTCGGGAGTTTTTGTCAAACCGCTCTGACCTTGACGCTTTCAAAGCGGCGAACCCTAACGCGTCGGTGCGTGTGGCGCAAGCGTCAGGAGGACTCACGGAAAAAGACTTCTTCATCAAGTTTGGAATGACACAAGACCAGTTTGAGTCGCTCCCTGTTGAAGATCAGCGGCGTTTGCAAGGGCTTGCTCCAGAGGCCGCTGCGGACATCAAGGGTATTCCTGCGAACGTCTTTAGTATGCTATCTCCCGAAGATCAGCGCCGCGTTATTCTTGGGGACGCCACCCCTGGAGCGGTCAACGGTATTCCTCGGGATATCTTTGACAGATTGCCCACTGCGGATCAGCAGAACGTTTTGGGCACAGCGCCAAAGGCCGCTGCGGACATCAAGGGTATCCCTGCGAACGTCTTTAGTACGCTATCTCCCGAAGATCAGCGCCGCGTTA